CTTGTGATCGTGGTATTGTCGTTGTAGTTGCTCCCCGTATTCTGCTTGCTGAGCAACTCTCTGCTGAGTTCCTTGAGTTTCATACTGACGTTGCTGTGATGCACGTTCATAGTGGTGAGACTCATCACTTCAGCAGCACTCGTCCTGCTATCATCCGTAACTGGAGTCAGCAAGCATACCGTAAGCAACTGATCTTCACTACCTATCACTCTCTGCCCCGTCTTATGGAAGCAGAGATCAATGTCGATTGCATCTACTTTGATGAAGCGCACAATTCGGTCCAACGTAACTTTTTCCCTGCTACGGAGCACTTCGCTGCTACTGCTACTCGCTGCTATTTCTTCACTGCTACTCGCCGCACTTCTGCAACTATCTCCAAGCCTGGGATGAATGATGTTGCCGTTTATGGTGATGTTATTTACCGTGTTCCTGCTCCTAAACTGGTAAATGAGGGATATATCCTTCCTCCAGTCATTAAAGCGAAAAAGTTTGAGGTTCTTAAGGCAAATGAAATCTCTGCTGACCGTGATTGCAATAATATCGTAGAAACTCTACAGGAAAACAATACTAGCAAGGTCTTGGTTTGTGTTAAGAGTGCTCGCCAACTTATCAACTTGATGTCTCAAACTGATTTTGCTACTCAACTGAATGATATGGGATATTCTTATCTTTATATCACTAGCAAGACGGGTGCAATCATTGACGGTCAAAAAGTCAATCGTGAGGTTTTCTTTGATACTCTTAATGCTTGGGGCAAAGACCCCTCCAAGAAGTTTGTTTGTCTCCATCGCTCTATTTTGAGTGAAGGTATCAATGTTAGTGAGTTGGAAACTGTAGTTTTCCTTCGTAATATGGATGTTATTGAGATGACCCAAACTATCGGGAGAGTTCTTCGCAAAGGTAGTGATTGTAAGACCTTTGGTTTGTGTGTAGTGCCCGTTTATTCTCAAGTTGGTATTGCTACTGAAAAGCGTTTGCAGAATGTTGTTGATACTGTTTTCGGTCGTGGTGAAATGCTTGATAGTGTAGTCAAGCGATAGATATATGTGGGCAGTAACAGAAGTCTGGGGAGATAGATGTTGCGTAAGTCCCACACTTATGATATACTAAATACTAATAGTCATCCCCAGACTTCAATGAAAGAATATTATACCTACGCATATCTGCGTGAGGACGGCACACCCTACTATGTTGGTAAAGGGACTGGTAGAAGAGCATATCAAGCACACAAGGGATATATCACTGTTCCACCAAAAAATAGAATACTAATTCTAAAAAATAACTTAACCGAAGAGCAAGCATTTAGGCACGAAATTTATATGATAGGTATATTTGGAAGAAAGGACAATAAAAGTGGTATTCTTTGGAACAGAACTAATGGTGGAGATGGAACATCTGGTGCTATAATGAATGATGATTTCAAAGAAAAATGCCGTCAAAGAACTGGGGATAAGAATGGTTTTTATGGTCGCAAACACACCTGTGAGGCGCTAGAACAAATGAAAAACTCCCTTAAAGGAAGAACTGCTTGGAATAAAGGAAAGCACCTTCCAGAGGATTCTGTGAGTGCTCACGCACTTTATATGAGAGAATGGAGGAAAAAGAAACAATGAACAAGTTATTTCAAGGTGATTGTTTAGAAGTTATGTCCACACTTCCTGATGGTTGTGTGGACATGGTGTTCGCTGATTTACCTTATGCGACAACCCAGAACGAGTGGGACACACTAATTCCATTCGAGCCATTGTGGGCACAATATAATCGTGTTGTGAAAGAGAATGGTGCGATTGTTCTTACTGCACAACCACCGTTTGATAAGATTCTTGCATGTTCTAACTTGAAGTATTTCAAGTATGAATGGATCTGGGAAAAGAATAAGGCTACTGGTCATCTTAATGCCAAGAAGATGCCAATGAAAGCACATGAGAATGTGCTGGTGTTTTATCGTAAGTTGCCAACATACAATCCCCAGATGACACATGGACATAAACCGATGAACGCCGTGCTGCCACGGGACAACATGCCTGCGCCAGATAAAAAACGCAATTATAACCATGTTGAGAAGAGACTGGGCAATCCTGGCGGTGGAACTACACGATACCCCCGTGATGTGCTGCAATTTCCTGTAATCAACAATGATGATCCCTTGAAGTTTCATCCAACACAGAAACCAGTGCCTCTAATTGAATACTTTATCAAGACATATAGTAATGAAGGTGAGGTAGTTCTGGATAACTGCATGGGTTCTGGTTCAACAATCATTGCCTGTAAGAATACCAATCGCCAGTATATTGGGATCGAAAACAGTCCAGAATACTTTGAGAAGGCAAGAGAATGGGTTGAGTCTTATGATAAGATTGACCCCTTTGTGACAGATGAAAAAGTGTCACAACGACCACTGAACCCATTGGAAGCACTGCTATAATACATAGGTAATCAAAGGAACACCACCATGAAGTGCAAAGTCAAACTGTATGTTGCTGGCACCGTGTTTGAAGAAACTGTTCATGCCCGTGACTATCAAGAGGCAAAGCAAGTTGCTCTGGCACGCAATCCTAATGCCAAGGTGATCAGTGTCAATGCTTGTTTCTTCTGATGGCATTTCAGAAACCTTTTATTGAGCGTCCTGGTGTATTGGATGATAAAGCAGGAGATCCTGAGGGTTATGTAACAAATGATGGCATGTGGGCTGCGGTTCCTATTGTCAATTCCAAAAAGTTTGCTATCATTAACTTTGGGTCGGTAATTCATACTGCCAACAATTACACTGCCGCCAAGAACTACATTCTTAAGGAAATCAAAAAATCCAAAAAGAAGTAGTGTAAATAATACAAAAAGGAACAGTCCATGAACGAAAAACATGAAAAACGTCGTGATGCACTTGGTTTGTTTTATGAGAGTGTCTTAAAACCAGACCATGAGTTGCGTCAATGTGCTCACAATCAAGAGTGTTTTCATGAGTTGATGGAATGGCGAGACGAAATCATCCGTTATTTGGATGAGCGTAGGGTTCAGGAGTTTCACTGATGGACTCTCAATACATATTTTTTCTACTGTTCGCAGTGGCAGCGTATTTCATCCTCACAGATGAAAGTGTTGCTGCTGCTTTTTATTATGTAATTGGTATCATAACAAACTATATCAGAGGAAAAGTGTGGTGGGCTACTAATGATCCCAGCAATCCTGTGGTAAAATATATGATATATCGTAAGAATCTCAAACTTGCGAAAGAACTGAAAGCGAAGATTGACAAGTATTATGAGGAAAATAAATAATATTATAGGAGATCAAACCTAGTATGTTATCAACTCAGTATAGACTTCGCCTTGAAGGTATATGTAAGAAGATTGCCTTACAAGAAGAAGTAGGTCTTGAAGACATGGTGTGGGCGGATAAACTTGCTAAGGCAAATACTTCTGCCAGAGAGATGCTTAAAAGAGCAAGAGGACGTGCTGCTAACCCTGATATGGTTGAGGGTAGCATGGACGATTTTCTAAACAAGATGGGACTGGGTGATCCAGACCCATCAAATCATCGCACTGGTTTTGGTAGTGCTGATGAAATTGTAGACTGGTTTAATCAAGATAAGCCTGAGGATTGGAGGCAACGTGACTGAAACAGCAGTAATCTATTCTAACGGAAGTCAAGAATGTGAGCGTATGGGTATGCTCCTGAAATCACTAGGTGGTGAGTTTCATGAGTATTTCCTAGGAGAACACTTCGACCAAAAGGCATTTAATAAAGAGTTTGGAGCAGAGGCAACCTATCCACAAGTTGCCTATGGTAGCAAACACATTGGTAGTATGAAGGAAACTCTACACTTCTTATGTGCTGAGGGTATCATATGAACTTCGAACTGACGCTGGATGATTATACTTTGATATTAAATGCCCTTCACTACTACAAGAAGGTAGAGAAGGTCGGTGCCTTCCAAAAATACGACGAAAAGGCAATTAATAATTTAAGGGATAAGATGTCCAAGCAACTTATACCCAGTGAGTTTAGTTTTGATGAGTATAACTCAGTCATAACAAGAAATGGATTACGCTGAGTTTATCAATAAGGGCACCGATCATTATATGGACATGGTGCGTCTTATAGATATTAAGATGAAGTATCGCATGGAACTTACAGAAGAGGAGAAGAAACTAAACGATTACATTTTAGAATTCCAGAAACAAGTCAAACTAAATGAGTTGAGAGACCGTTTTGAGAAATGTTTGGAAGTCGATGAATGAAACAAGCACTAATTCTATCACTCTGTTTCTTACCACTTGCAGTCATTTGGTTGGTAATGAAACTGGCACTGTGGTTTTCTGCTATAAGTGAGGAGACAAAACATGTCAGAGAAGAATCAAGAAAACCACATGGACCCTATTTGGAAAACCCGTATGGAGACGTTGATGAAGAGGACGAGGAATATGGAAGTAAAACAGATTATAGATGAGGCACTGTTCCAATATTATTTTGAGAAGGGAATGGAAGTTCCTAATTGGAGGAGAAACAAGGATCCTCAGTGGTGGATTGATTACTTAGCGGAGCTTGACAATGAAGATAAGGGGTGCTAAGATACCAAGCAAATACACAATCGTCATGGACTACCGACCCTATTCGCCAGAGTGGCACAGAAGACGCTACCTGAAAGAAGCACTGGATAAGTATTTTGATGATTATGTGGATACTGATGTAATCCGTGAGGACTTGCTCAGCATCCTATCAGAACGTTCTGATAAGGCATATGCCGATTTTATGCGTATCAATGAACTTGAACGGGCACTACAATGAGAGATAGGATCGTATTCATTCTTCCGTTTTTGCAGATTATTATTGCACTCTATACCATCTGGAAGATAGACAATCCACCAGAGTTATTCTGTGTTCCAACCTCATCCAATTTTACTTTCAGATGTTATCAGGAGTAAATATAATGTCCTTTGATGTAGAACAATGAACCCCTCCGACATAGAATTAGAGAGCACTGCCAAGATGTTTGAGTATGAAAAACTCTCAAGAGAAATAGAAGATTGTAATGATGTGGAGACTCTCAAAAATATGTTGAGGTGCTATATTAAACTACACATGAGACATCAAGAGGTTGCAAAGAACTTACTATTCAATAAGTAATGGAACTGACTGAGAAGGCAAAAATCTATAGGAATGTATGGTGTTGTGCCTATCAACGCAGACATCTTTATAGACAAACTGATCGCTACTATCGTGAGCATGAAACTATTCTAATGTGTCTGAATATGAAAGATGCTAAGTGGTGGGAATTTGACACAGAAAAACCGAAATACTTTTCCAAATACCAAGAATAATGTTAGAACTTACTTTGTCTGCCTTACTTAATACTATGTCAGCAGATTTCTGTTCTCTGATGGAGACTGAAAAGGATGTCGTCAAATCTACTTTTCTTGCCTATAGTATGGCAAACAAACAGTATGGTCCTGATAATGTAATCAAGATCATTAATGAGGCATCACCTCTTGAAATTAAATCCCTTGCTATTTCTAGTGTAATTACCAAATGCCCAAACAAACTGTAAAGAAAACCATACCGAAACGCACTACTAAACCTAAAACAAAGGCAAAACCTAAGGTTGTTGCATATACTCCTGCTGACCTTGAAGTAGAATATCCTTATGATATGTTCCCTTGGAAACTCATCCACAATGAGGGGGGTGAAAAGCGTAGTTGTTACTTCCAGTGTGAAGAGCATCGCAAAAAACATATCACACGATACAATCTAAACAAGAAAGATATTATTTTTATGGGGTATAAGTATGATTAACAATCCTATTTCGTATGTGAAGAACACACGACAAACTTATAGCAAACAGTATGAGACCGTATTGACCGAGGTTCAGGTACAGTTTGGTAATGAGAAACCTGCCTGGATTCCATATGAAACCCTAGTTGGAATGAGTGAGGAGCATAAGGATTTTAGGTGTTGTGTTGACGAAATCGCCAAAGAACTTGGTGGCACCTGGCATCATAAGGTTATCACCAATGGTCGTCAAGAGCACAAGCAAATTGTGATTGAATATGATCATAAAAAGGACAGTTGAATAACCGTCACAGAGGCACTTGATTTCAGGTGTTCTTTCTGATATCATACATCTATAAATCAAATCCCCCCTTCCCAATGTATAAAGCAACCCTGAAAGTTCAATTTGATACTGAATGGACTCCCACTTATGGTGGTTCTGGTATCTATGATGATGAGACACTCCCAGAAGAACATTATACCTTTGAGATTCCTTGTGAGGATCTTAACTGTGTTCAACTCTTCCGTTTCTTTGGCACCATTGCTCGCACGATGGGACATAATGACATTGCCATCATGAAAGGTGCTTGTTCTTTGGCATTTAATGATATGCGTTCCCAGGAGGATATGCGTAAGGTTGCCGAAGAATATGATATGACTATGGATGAGGATTTGAAAGGTAAGTTTGAAGATTGGAAGAAAGCAGAAGAAGAATGGGCACGATTGGAGAAGAAAACGGATACGGTTGCTGATAATGTAGAGGCAATGTACTGGAAGAACAAGTATATTGCTGAACTTGAAGCACAGGGTAAGTTGGATAACGATATTGACTC